CTTCTAGCTGTTCATGCACACCTCTAAACATTGGGTGAGCTTTGACCAGGGCAAGCATGGCATCGCCCCAGATACTCGGCCGACCATTAATGACGCTGATGTTTTGCAAAGCCTGCATTGGCGCAAGGCCCAATTCATAGCCCCACTGAATTGCCACCAAGACATTTGCCGGCTTGGCACGGTAATGCTCAGGCACCATGCCGGACTTACTCAGCACCTCGGAGAACTCCATCGCCTCAGTCAGCGACTTGGGTTCCAATATTGTTAATTTACTCACTGCTAATCTCCTTCACGCTGAACGTGGTCGTTTCATAGAACTCACCAGTCCCGACCTGTTCCTTGCGCTCTCTCATTTTGGTTTCAGACTTCACCTCGAAACCGGGGAACCGTGCGTGTTCGACGTCAAGCGCGTCCATCGCAAACTCAATGGCTTCTTTCAGTTGCGTCTTGGTTTTCCGCCACGCTGATTCCTCTGCTGATGCCCGCATGTAGTCAGTGCATAGCTGGACAAAGTCATGGTTGGTTTTCGGCAAGGCCTCGGTGATGTCTACAGGCTCTGCCTTGTCAGGCTCCGCAATCGGCGGGTAATCCTCGCCGCTCTCGACGAGCTGCCAGAACTCTTCGTAACAAGCCAGCATATGGTCAGCCAGTCGCTGGTCGAAGGGCACAGGGTAAAAATTCAGGTGCCCTTTCTGGTCAGCACAAGCAACCACGCCCCAGGTCAAATTGCTGCACAGCATCTGGTGATGAACCTGGATGACCCACTCTGGCCGCACTTTGCCTTGGTGATAGTAGTCCGTTTTGATTTCACAGATGCCCGTGCCCTCAAACTCGTACTCTTGGTCACCCTTAGACAGACGCAGTGTGCCCTCAAGCTCGATGATGCGGTCAATGCTGCTGCCGATTTTGCGTGACCTGTCTTGGAAAGCCTCTTTTGGTTCCCACATGACGACGCCTGCGCTTGTCATTATCTCAAGCTCTTCTTTAGCCCACGACGCAACGCCATGCTCAAGATGGGTGCCGCGCCGCAGCGCCCGTGCGTTTAGGAATGTCGTGTTGAGTAGCTCGACGCCTGCCCGCACGTGGCGAAATTCGTCTAGTTTTTTCTGGCGCGTGTCGCCGTACTGGTTTTTATGCAGCACAATGACTGGCCCCTCAGAGCTGCCAATCTCTTGGCCCGGTACTGTCAACTTCGGCATGTCACAGCCCCCCTGTATTGGCGGCGTAACACACATCATCCAGCGCACAGAGGAACCAGAAAAGAGCCCAGATTTCAGCAAGAACCAAAGCCATCAGAATGACAGCCCCAACAGCTTTGACTGTCTGCCAGAACAGACTGTCCTGTTTTACCTGCCCGATCAGCGGAACAGGAAGATTATACATTATGCGACGTTTTTGCATGAAGCCCTCCTAACGTCTATGTGTTGTGTCCGGCTAGATACCAGACGTTCTCTTATATTAGCCAGAAGCATCCTCTGGCTTGTGTCGTGGCTCGTCTAGGTCTGCTCTGGCTTGCAATTCTGCATGACCGTTACGGTCAATCAAGCCGGGGTCATAGACTAAGTCTTCACCACCACGCTGGCGAGGGTCACGCGGTTGCATGTGTGCGCAGGTAGCGTTGACGTTCATCAACACTGACTGTGCATAGATGCACCTGTCTACGTTTCGCAGACTGTTTGACCTCTCCAACCTCTCTAATTCATCTACTGCATTTCGCAGGACAGGTATGAGCTGGCGCAGATGTTCGACATGCCACATTGGCACATCAATGCGGCGTCGAAACCTCATCAGGCCTGTTCTCATGGCGCTAACGGTTGGGTTGTGTGCAACTTTCTTTTTTTTCCTGCCGTACTGCGTCCTCATTTTCTCACCTGTTTGTTCACGTTTCGTTCATATATCGTTTGGCAAAGTGTCGTCAAGATTATTTTTTCATACGCAGTGCATAATTCCTGACCGAGCTGGCGTACCACTCTGTCGGCTTAGAGATGTCGGGGTTGCGGCGCTTGGTCGGCGTCGGGATTTTCATGCGGTTCAGTTCGCGGGCGATGCCGCGATAGCCCACGCCGCGCTGTAGCAGGTTCTCGATGATAGGCCAGACTTCCTCGGCCCGCTCGTCTGCTTTTGCCTTTGCTGTCTCGACGCCCTTCTGGCCGGCTTCTTGCAGCTTGTCATGGACGCCGAGCTTTGTGATGTGCCGGCCGTCCTTTGTGACGTAGTGGCCCTTCTCTTCTATCTCGGCCTTGATTCGGCTGAGGGCCAGCTTGGTGCGGATGCGTATCTGGTCACGCTCTTGCTTCGCGAACATTGCCTTGAACCCGATTGTCTTTTCATCGAGCGTCGGGTCATCGACGACCACCAGCTTGATGTTGCCGGTGCTTACCTCTTGGTCGAAGAAGCGCAGGGTTTCCCAGTCCTTACGAGCAAGGCGACTGATTGAGTAGATAACAAGCGTTGCCTTCTTCTTGCGGCAGTAGGTCAGGCAGTCCTGCAACACCTCGCGGTTGTGCCAGTCTTCGCCGGACGACACACCCTCTTCGCGGAACCACTTTACTTTGTGCTTGCCGCCGTTCAGATAGGCCTTGATGCCGAACTCTTGGTTGGCAACGTCCTGGTCGTCAGTAGACACACGCACGAAACAGGCAAAGCTGCCCTCATGCTCTTCGCCGTGGTCCTGTCTAGTAGTTATCAGCATCACTTTCCCTCCAACTGACTGGCTACACCATACGTTTGCATAATGTACGCCTATACATGAGATATATCACCGTGATACCGCTTGTACAAGTACCAGATGAACCATCTCACGGAGTTTTTTCTAAATGTCTGATAAGGCTCAGATTTTAATTCGGATAGACCGTGACTTGAAGGCTAGGTTGCGGGCTCTGGCGCAAAAAGAAATGCGGACACTGACCAATCAAATCGAGTTTTTGCTGACCGAAGCCATGAAGGACAAGGACACAGAAGAGCTAGACCGGGCTGCTGAGCAAGCCGGCTATGTCTCATAGCAAATTCAAGAACAAAAAGGTCAGCCTCGACGGCTACACGTTCGATAGCCAGGCCGAGGCCAAGCATTACCTGTACACGCTGAAGCCGCGCCTGGAAGCCGGGGAAATCAGCCATCTGGAAATACATCCGCGCATACGTTGCGAGATAAACGGGAGGAAAATATGCGACTACTTACCGGACTTTCGATATTTCGATTTAACAGCGAAAGGGCCCGACGGGCAAGTTGGCTGCCAGGTCGTGGAGGACGTCAAGGGATACAGAACGGACGTCTACAAACTGAAGAAAAAACTGGTCGAAGCTTTGTTTCTCGGTACGAAGATTTGCGAGATATCGCCCCGTCTGTACAGGTCAAAGACGTTGTGATTGCCGTCAGCCGTGAAGCCGGCATCCCGACTGAGAGACTGTTAGGCAAGAGCCGGCAACGCACCCTCGCCCGCTGGCGGCACCTGGCTTTTGTCCTGGCACATGAGCTGACGCACCAGCCGCTGGTGCAAATCGGCCGGGCAATGAACCGTGACCATTCAACCGTATGGGCCGGCATTATCCGCTGCCGTGAGCGTATGTTGGACGACAGCGAACTGGAAGAGGCCTACAACCGGCTGTATACGAAGCTAGCCCCGCATGGTGGCGGCCATGCGTAGACTTGATGCCGGCAACACACTCGAATCCGAGCTGAAAAGATGGGGCGCGGACAACCCTGACAAGGGGTTCGTCACCGCCTACGCGAAGTCACTCACCGACAGCGAACAGAAAAAGCTGCGGGCGACGTTCAGAAAGCAGCTCCGCAAGAAGCAGCGGGTTTGCCAGATAACAGGCTCTCGCATCAACCTGGTCGCTAGCCACATCAAGCCATTGCGACACTGCGCGAATGAAGCAGAAGCCCTGCACGAAGCCAACGGCCTGCTGCTTCGCGGCGACCATGACCAGCTCTTCGACAAAGGGTTCATCTCATTCGATGCAGAAGGGCTGCTGATGATATCATCAAAGATTGGTGAGGCTCTCGGCCCGGCTTACACTGAACAGCTCAAGATTGCCTTCGGTGAAGAATGGATACGGGCATGGCAGAACGGCGGCGACAAGTGCAAAGTCAAGCCAATGTTCGTGCCGCCAAAAGTCTCACACCCAAAAGGTAGCTTCGCAGAGCGGGAGCATAGACGGAACCGCAAGGTATTTCTGGACGCCGCCAGGGCGCGTGATGAATTTATGGACTACCACCGCCGGCACGTTTTCAAGCACCCTGCCCTCGGAATGGCACCAACTAACGATAACTGATGCCCAGGCTGTACAAAAACCAGAGTAAGCAAAGGCCAGTTGTCCACAATTGGGCAGCTAAGCTTGCGCAAGGTGAAGCGTTTGAGAAACGCTGCATTGCCTTGCTCAAAGAACAAGGCCACTC